CAAAGAACCCTTGGGCAATCTTAACATTGCCTCCATTCTTAGTTTTGTTGATTGTCCTTTTGGATTAGAAATAAATTCTTGAGGCTGTTGTATTATCATAAGCCTTTCCGCATCCTGATCAGACATAACGCCTGAACCCATTGGGTTTATATCTTGTGTAAGGTTTTGTATTCTTTCTTCTAATGTTGCCATATTAACTCGTTGTAACGGTTACGGAGCCAACGGCTCCTGTTCCACTCAAGCCACTCAAATATGTCTGGTGACCGTATAAATCACGAAAAGCATTCCCGTCATAAGCTTGGTGAATCTCTAGTGTCGTATTAAACACTATGTCACCCGCTATAAAATTCAGTTCACCTAATTCGGATTGGTTGAACTGCGGGGTTCGATTTGGATCGAACTGTCCTAAGTTTAACTCAAGTATCCTGACTAATCTATTAAAAATTTCAGGACTAACTTCATCTAAAGCCTGCGGTAACCTTGTCGGCAATAACTTTGCCATTATCTTTGACCATCAGGCTGTATATACAATCTAGTATATCCCAATCTCCATTGAACGCCCAACCTGTTTCCAGTCGCTGCATCATCATCACTTTGCAGTCTGATCACAGCCTGTCTTGCTCTGGCTCTAACATTTAGTTCATTAGTGTTGTTTGAAATATCTTTGTTGACTCTAGTGACTAAGCTCTCGGCTGGATAGTTTCTTGTTTTTATTTGCATGTTAATTAACGGTCCGCCATTGGTTGTATTCTGACCATAAAACTTAATATCAGGAATAACCTTGCTTATAAAGGCAAACTCGTTGCCGTCTTGCAAATCAAAGTCTGAGCTTTCAATAAACACATTGTCCATAGGAGAGCCGTCTGCATCTTGTCCTGTCTCTTGGTTGTACAAATAACCGTTAAGTGTAGCCATAGGCTCTTCAAAAACATCTTCATCCACCCAAGCAGTTCTAACTAGCTCGCCAATGCTCCATGTGTTTTCTAAATAGTTATAAATAACATAGCGTGATATCTCACCAGTTGAATCTTGTGTTGATGGATAGAACCACCAGACTTCGTTAAATTGTTTATTGGCAATAGCAAAGCATTTGTATGCTTGAGACATGTCTAGGTTTTGTTGTATGTAACTTAGTACGGTGCATTCTAATCTTTGCACACTACCGTTGTAACGATAGAACCCATCCTCAGCCATCCAGTAAACTCCACTCGGTGCATTAATAGCGGCATTCGGAGCCAGCATGCTTGTGCCTTGACTTATTAAATTTACAGCAAAGGTTAAGGGTGGTCCAACAAACTGTATGGAATACAAGGCTTGATCTGTCCACACTAAAGTTTCTTGCCTTGATCTGATGCCACTAATAATTTCACTACCAACAGAAAGTCTAACAGAGCCAGCCGTGTTGGTTGTTTGTGGCTCCCACTCGGTAATACTTTCTTGATCTGAAAAAGCCACAAGCATAGGATCAATGGCTCCAGTTCGTGCGGTGCCTGCACCGTTCAATGGGTCAGCACCAAGGACAAATACATGCCTGTCTGTTTCTGACACGATAGACTGCAAGCCTACGGTTGGAGCCAAGTTAGCACCTGACAAAGAGGTAATGTTGACAGCCCTTGCACTTGTTCCGCCAGATGTGTCCCAGTAAAAAATGGGTCCGCCTCTAGGGTGTAGAATTAAATCTTCACCAAAGTTATCGGATGACCAAAGCCTTAATTGGTTGGCAAAGCCCAGTGAGCTTGCAGAACCATAAGCACTAATGCCCCACCCATCTACTCCCCATCCCGTTGATGATATGTAAGTATCTAAGCCTGTGTTTATTTGATAAGCCCCAACGGTGCTACTGCCACCATTGCCTGAATCGCCAGCAGCTGCTAGCACAGGATCACCGCTAGTGTCCTTGGCTTCTATTGCATAAGAGTCAGCATCAATAATAGTTGTTATTTGATATTCTTGGTTAAGCACTGGGGCAGTAATATTGCCACCCAAAGAAACTGCGGCAGAAAAAGTTACAAAGTCATTTGCTACAGCACCATGTGCAGTATCACTCACAGTGATAGTAGCGTCTCCGTCAGCCACTTTAGCAAAGGTTACATCGCCTGCTGAGGTAGTAAGTCTAATGGGGGTAATGTCATAAAAGCCACTGCCCTCTTTGACATAAGTTTTAAGATTGGTGCCGAGGAATAAAAATTTAGTTCCTGCTAAAGACACCCATGGGAATAAATTTCTGCAAGTGCCTAAAAAAGTAGCAGTGGTGTTTTTTGTCCAGCCACCTAGCTTTTCTACAAAGCCTTTTCTAAATCGTATAAGCGATGAGTTAAACCAACCACCTGCATTTGTGTAATCGGTTCCTTCTCTATCTATTCCTGCTTTAAACTGAAACTTTGCGTATGGCATGTTTCATTGCCGTTAAGCGATTCGAATAATAGCTGTAGAAGAAGCTGCCGCTGGAAATACGATTGTAAAGTCTCCAGCTGTTGAGGTTTTGTCACCACCAAAGTCAATGGTTGCAACCGATGGATCGCCTGCCGCAGTATCGTTATAGATCATGCATCCTCTAGCAGTGATAGTAGCTGTACCAAAAGTTAAATCAGCAAAATCTGTAAACGCTGTTGTTCCAGAACTTGTTGGAGTTACATTTGTTAAAGCAGCTCCACCTGATGTGTAGTTAGTTCCAGCCGCTTGTCCCGTAGTAGTAAAAGCAGTGGTTGTAGCTCCTAGAGTAGCTGAAGAAGTGTACAAAGCTAGTTTAAAAGAG